CGAGCAGGTCATACCGGACTCTAAGTTCAAAGAGATTGCGGCTAGGCTTAAAGAGGCATGGACAAACATGCTTAATAGTCAGCCGTCAGACTTAAGTAAGCCTGGGCAGTCGATGCTATTAGACCAAGGTATGATGTACGAAAGTATTAAGCCCTTGACGCTGCAAGACGTAGATGCGCGAGAGCTTAAGAAACAAACGATGGCGCGGATTGCTGGCTTGTTTGGCGTTCCTCCGGCGATGATTGGAGTTGGTGAGTCCAAGTACAACAACACGCAGACCATGCTCGACGAGTTTTATAAGAGCACGATGATGCCGTTTATCACGAACATTGAGCAGAAGCTAAAGACAAGCCTGCTTGGTGGTTATCCAAATCTGTATGTGCAGTTTCAGACGCAGGATTTCCTCAAGGGCGCACCACTGGACCAGATGAACTATGTTGTGGCCGGAGTCAAGAATGGCATTCTCACGCCCAACGAAGCTAGAGACTATCTTGGGCTTGATAGCGTGGACGATGGTGATTCTCTGCTTGCTGCCGGTGGTGTTGATAAGTCTATTCCCGGCTCTTCGCCGCAGGATACTGGCGGTGGCGGAAATCTTAAGGTCGTAGGTAAGACCGGACGAGCTGGTAATGCTTAAGGATGTTTTAAAGCGGTTAAAGGAACAGGCTGACAAGAGAAAGCCTAAGCCTAAACCCGAAGATGGGAAAATGAAGCAAAAGGAACCAATACATGGCTAAGCACATTCAATTCTTCACCGAGGCAAAGGTTGAGCTTGGCCGTATGGCTGACGAGGCAACCGGAGATCCTACCGGCGAGATCGAGGCAACCCTGACGACCTGGGGCGCAAGAGAAGGCGTTGATGGTCGGCGTTTCTTCTACACGCCAGAGGCTTTTGAGATGTGGCACGAAGGCTGGATGGAAACCGGCAGACCGCTGCCCATGTATTTCCAGCACTCTAGCGACATGATGCCCGTGGGCGAATGGTCAAAGTTCGACATTACCGACGAAGGCATGACCGGAACCGGGAAACTCTTCCTGAATACCACGGCAGGATCAGATCTGTACACGATCATGAAGGAATCGCCGCGTATGGTCGGCGGTGTTTCTGTCGGTGCTTACGCTGACGAATATCAAATGGTCGATGAGAACGGCGAGCCTACAGACGATCCTGATAGCTTCTTTCAGATTATGAAAGGCGGATTGGCTGAGGTTTCAATTGTGATGAACCCCAACAATCCTAAAGCCGAGATCTCAAGACTTGAATATTGGATGGACAACAAACCCAATCCAAGAGTAATCGAGAAGGCACTGCGTGATGCAGGGCTTTCAAGAAAGGATGCAACCGCTGCATCTGCTTTGCTGAAACAGATTATTGAACAGCGTGACGCTGAATCTGCCAAGCAACCCGCCAATCCGAGTGAGTCGGACGCAGCGGTGAAACTGTTGGAGGCGCTCCAATACCGTGAGCTGCTGAAGGCAATCGCAACCCGATAAAGGAACTATCATGCTTGAAAAAGTTATTGAAAAACTAGATGCAATCGAAGCATCTAACGCTGCAAAACTTGCTGAGACCGCCGAGGCCGTAAAGACTCAAGTCGAAGAAGCTGTTCAGGCAGTCAAAGCAGAAACCGAGCAAAAACTTGCCGCTCTTGAGGCAAAGATTGCCGCTCCTTCGATCATTCGCCCAATCCACAAGACTGTTCGTGGTGAGGCAAACCGCCGCTTCCGTGATGTGCTCAAAGAGTACATGAAGGGTGGCAATCAGGTTGAGCGCGAAGTAAAGATCTTTGAATCGGTCGATCAGTTCGACGGGTATATCAAAGAAGCATCTGCGCTTACCGCTTCTGGTTACGACGTTGGTGGCCGTACCGCTTACGATCCTGTGTTTGCCGCTAAGCGTCTTGGCAATCCGATGATGAATATTTCTCGTATTGTTGCAACTGACGGTTCCGCTTATCAGTTTCGCGTAAAGACCGGCAACGCTGGTGCTCAGTGGGGCTACACGGTTCAGAACAACGGCGCATCCACGACTGAAGCAACGTCGATTTGGCAGGTGATCCTCAAAGACTTGAACGCACAGTTCCCAATCAGAACCGCTGCGCTTGATGATATTGATGGTCTTGAGCCCAACGTTGTTGACGACATGCTGATGGAATTCCAGCAGGCAATGGCAACCTCGATGATCCAGAACAACGATCAGAGCGGGACCGGAACCTCGGTATCGACAGGCGGTGCAGACGGTCTGCGCGGTTTGGATCAGTATGCTGGTGCAAATGCAACCTACACGGGCGGCACAGTTTCCACGGCTTCTTTCGGAACCTCGGGAACGGCAACCACCAATGGCCTGCATAACCTTGCAACGTATGACCAGCTCACCACCAACGCAAACACTGTAGGCGCAAACAACATCGTTTATAAAGACGTTGTTAACTTCATTTACAGCCTGCCTCAACAATATTGGACGCCAACAGCAAGATTTATGGTTAACCCAATCTTGTTGCAGGGCATCCGTGGTTTGGTTGACGATCAGAAGCGTCCGATCTACATCGACGGCTTGGCCCGTGACGATGGCATCGTTGGCAAGTTGCTCGGCTTTGACGTTGTGGTTAATAAGTACGTTGACAATCCTTCTCAGCCCACAACGGGCGCGGCAGGCACAACGTCTTACTACCCAATGTACTTTGCTGACTTCCAGCAGTTCCACACCATCGTTATGCGTCTGAGCATGGTTCTGCGTCGTTATGACCAGACGCTCCCAGGCTCAATAACTTTCTACGGCGAAACTCGCGCGGCAACTTCGGTGCGCGATCCTAACGCTGGCGTACGTTATCGCTCGACTGGCACTGCGGCTTAATTTAAGAGGGCGAAAGCCCTCTCCCTATGGAGAGACTATGAAACAGGTGATTTTAGAAGGGCTTAAGCAGGCTCTCCACGAGGGCAAAGCCAAGGTGAACCTCGCTGAAGCCTCAGCCCTTACGGGCTCGGGCTCCGGCGTGGGTGGCCGGGTCTATAACGAAGATGTATTTGCAAGCCTGCGTTACTGGAACCCTTTCCGGGTTTACGCTAACCAGACAATGACCTCGGATTCGGATATTCAGTTCACGGTCAAGACTGGTAACGCTGCAAACGCTACAAACCCTTGGGGCTACACGGTAAACGCTAACAGCGGATCACCGAATATCGCCACCAGCATTTGGCAGCTTCCGATGCGCGTTATTAGCGCTCAGATGCCTATCCGCGCAGCAGCGATGGATGACATTAACGGTCTAGATGCAGCTTTAGCCGAAGATCTTGCAATGGAATTTAGCCAGATCGAAGCCGCGTCAATGGCAATCAATAACGATCAGGCAGGATCGACCACGACGAGCACAGGCGCGACCAACGGTCTGCGCGGTCTTAAGATGTACGCGGGAACGGCGGGTTCTACTGCGGCTTATGGCAGCTCAGGAACGGCCATTACTAACGGCATCCACACGCTCAATACGGTCGGTTATGGTCATGCTGGCGGTATTGAGTGGGAAAGCCTTGTGGATGCTGCCAACGCTCTTCCAGGTCAGTTTTGGAGAATGCCTGGAACGGCGTGGATGATGCACCCAACCGCATTACAGACTCTGCGTGAATACACTCATGCTGGCAATTCTTATGCGCTTGTTGAAACGGGCGAGGATGGCGAAGGTCCAGGTGTCAACATCATGGGCTGGCCGGTCATTGTCAATCCCTACTTAGATGCCCCAGCTATCGGAGCTTCTCCCATTTACCTAGCCAACTGGCCTCGGTTTATGTGGATCGTTGATTATTCGGAGATGACGCTGCAACGCATGGAGCAGACGCAGCCTGGGACAATCACGATCTACGCTGAAAAGCGTTTGGTCTCGACTGTGCGTGATGTAACCGCTGGCGTTCGTTTGATCGGAACTTGATATGCCAAGTCAGCTACAAGGTAATTTCGGCGCGGGTTCTCGCAACCCGTTCAACTACCAAAAGGTAGTGCAATCAAACCGTGACATTGTTACGCAATGGCTCACGCTCGACGAAATCACCAACCAGCTCAATTTGTTTGCAGATGAGTCGCAGGATACTTATCTGGAATCGCTTGAGCTGGCTACGCGCATGGCAATTGAGGACTATCTAGGTGTGCCGATCTGTAACGTAACGTATGAAGTTGGTTACATGATTTCGGGCTTGATGGCAGCTCCGGTTTCATTAGACTTTCCGGAAGTGTCGCAAAACGGCGTAAGGGTTAATACCGTTAAGTATTACAACGACCTTAACCCACCGGTTCTTACGACCATCTCAAGCTCAAACTATTACTACGATCCAACAGGAAACAAGTTGGTTTTGTTTGAGGTCCCCAACAACATCAATACTTACATGACTGCGCCGATGCTGTGCCAGTACACCCTTCAGGGTAGCGTCATCGGCCAGTACCCTGTGGTCAAGCAAGCCGGTCTTTTGCTTCTCACGCATTTCTACAATAACCGGTCCGCCATTGCTGAAATCCAGCACAAACAACTTCCGTGGGCGATTGACCAGTTGTTGAGACCTTACAAGCCGCTGGTGATGTAATGGTCTTACGCGTCGATCAAATCACGATTAACAATCTGACGTTTGGAGTCACTAATCTTGGTGAACAAACAACGACAGAGACTGCGTGGTTTCAGACTCGCGCAAAAACAAAGTCTGTCCATAACCGGATCAAGACGCTAGAGCGATTTAGGCAATACGACAACATGATGGATTTTGTCGTCAATTACACGCCTAACATTCGCACAATCTCGGACGCGCAAGAGGCTTACAGCATTACGTTCAGAGAAAAATCTTGGCGTATTGCCG